CTTTTGCGCCGGTTCTAGCTTCTTCGATTTCCTTCGCTTTGGCGATTGCCGTTTCCGCATACTCTGCCCACTTGCGGAGGCTTTTAGCTGTGTTCTTACGCTGTCGCTCATGCTGTAGCCGTTTCCTTAATCCTACGTGTGAGATATATCTGCCGCTGTTTGCTGTCAGCCAGTTGGCTACCTCACGGTAGGAATACTGATTGACGTACTTACGTGCTTTCTCTAGCAAGTCCAGTTCTACTGGAATAGGGTCAAGAATGTCGGGGTCTTCTTCACTCTGTTTATAACCAAAGGGTACAGTCCTTGCAATGCGAGGTATCTGCACCCATTCGTTTTCATCTTTAATATCTGTCGGCTGTGGTAGCTTCCACTTGCCTATACTTCTACTCATCGTCCTCAACAGGCGCTTTAGGTGGCATGAGCATAACACCGCCGCTTGCCTCTACCTGCATCTTCTCTGTCTTTACCAAACCTACACGGTCAAGCAGTTCTTTAGCGGCAGACATCTTGTCACGGATGCCAAGTTCAGTTGGGTCATACAGTGCGCCTGTCATAGCCATTGCAGCTTTTGGTGCGTTCTGTGCCATGTACATTTGCGTAGCCTCAAGGATTTCTTCCTTCAAACCCTTTACAATTTCTGCTGTAGAACTGGTATCAGCATAGCCAGCCAGTTTTTTAGCCATGACCATGTTGCCACCAGCCTCGTCAAATAGAACTTGCAGGAACGCTTTTTGTTTACCTGTCAACTCCCTAGCCATTAAACTCTCCGTTATGCATAGCATGAGCGAGTTTTGTACTACGCGATTTTACCTGCCTCGCCCACCTGCTGTCAAGCATTTCTTTCGCCGCTACGTCAAATTGTTTTGCATGTACAGCAGCCCACATTTTTTTGAACTTACAAAGACGTGGCACACCAAGGTTAAACGCCATGTCTACAAGTACAAGTTGACGTACAGCGTCTAACTCCTCGACACAAGGGTGTGCGCGAACCAGTTCCTCTTCGACTATCTGTACGTCATTCTGTGCGAGGTACATAGCATCTGCTTCGGTGATGCCATCAGAAAAGATATGGTCAATGGTTGGAATATCCATCCAGTCAAGTTCTTCTTTACTGATACCCCGGTCATCTAGATTTCTGCCAATGCCCACCGTGTTGATGCCTAGCGTATCTTTGTACACATCAAGGCGCAAACCCTCGTGGGCAATCAGCTTTTTAATTAAATCATCTTTATTGTATTTCATTTTTCATGTCCCATCCACACGGCAAAGGCACCGGTCATAGCCCCCGTTACAACACTTACAAGCGCAGCCTGTTGGCTTGTCGGGTCCGGCAGTGTCATAAACCACTCCACTACCCGCCACGCCGAAAGGGACATTCCCAACATCATTAAACGGGGGAGTATCTTCCACTGGAGTATTCTTTCCATAGTGACTTCGGCCATGCCTACTTCTTTCCAAAGAACTTAGTAGCTGAACGAACGCCAAATGAGGCAGCAACGATAACCCCCAGAGAATATTGATACCATTCTGGCATAGCTTGGAGTTGTGCGAAACCATTTGCAACCACCTGTTCCATTCCGGGTATAAATGCTAGAATGAGTGGGATGCTAAATAGGATAGTTAGCCACTCGTCTTTCCAGCTAGTCGAAGCACCTTTTATTGCTTCCAAATCCCAATCAATTTCACCAGTAGCTTTTTTCTGCATTACGATAGCTTCAGCTTGCGCCTTTGCTACCTTGGTGGCTGATTGAGCCTTCTTTTCTTCTACCTTGCCATCTAGCCATGTTCCAGCTAGATTAGCTATCGGTCCTATCAATGCGGTCAACATTTTTGAGTTCCCATAATTTTTTCCTAATAAGGAATACACGATTGTCAAAGTCAGGCTCAATGTCTACAAGCCGTGTCTCACGGGGGTCGTCATACACCTCTGCGAAATTTTGCAGTCTTTTTTGCAATTGACTTAGGTTGTCGTACAAACTGTTTCCCCTTGCGTGTACCCTCTCTCTTAGCCCTAGTTGTAGCAGCATATTCGGCTGGTGTCAAGGACTTTATTGCTTTTTCAGGTAAATACCTTTCACCTGTCTTTGCGCTGGGCTTGCCAGACTTAGTGCGCCACTTCTGCTTTGTCCAAGACTTGAGACTTTGTTGGGACTTCGCTAGTGCCATTACAATCTTCCTTGTGAGTGTAGTATAAGTAGTACAATACAAGCTAAAACAGTTAAACCCAAAATAAGCAAACAGGTAATGAGAAAAACTTCAAAGTGATGCTTTAGTTTTCTTTTGCGTTCCTGCTCTGCTTCTCTACGTGCTATACGTGCCTTTGCTTGAAACCTTTGCCAATCGTGCCACAGTCCGGGCCGACCTGCGTAAATCATAATCTGCTTCAATTGCTCTTCTTGTTCACGTATTTGCTCAAGAGCCATGAACTCTTCTAGGTCAGAGCCGCCACCTTTTCTGGTAGCTTTTTTCTGCAGGTCTTCCTTGGCACCCACAAACTTAGCGATTGCACTGCCAGCCTTGGCTATATCACCAGAATGCTGCACGGCTTGCTTGATAACGCTGAATGCGGCATTGGCCGCTGCCAGTTCTGCCAACATCAGTACACCCTCGTATCCTTATCTACCAGTTTGGGTAAGCAATAAGCAGTTATCTTTTTTCCCTGCCTATGTAATGTTTGTGCATACCACACACATTCGTTCAAGTTACGAAAGTACATGTCTTTGCTGACTAGCCTCTCGTCCTCTCCTATCCCGATATAGACGAACAGGAGAAAAACGTGAATCATGGCTACTTGTAACCGCCCCCTGCTTTCTTATAGGCTGATGCCAACATCTGGGCTTTACGCGCCGACCACTGTCCGGGTGCGCCGCCTTTGCCACCAGCCTTAATACGTTGAAATTGTCTCTTTCTCATTCCGGGCTTAGTATAGTTGCCAGCTTCGTTAACTCTACTCTTGCTCTTTGTCGAACCACCCGTCGAAAGTTTAAGCGTTCTAGCCTGTTTCTTTTTCGTCCCAGTTTGTGGGGCTTTCTTTTTTGCGGGGGTTTTTTTAGAGACACGTGCCATCTCCTATCTCCTTTTATTTTACCGGATCAAAAAATTCTTCTGCACATATCGTAGCTACAATACTACTTGCATGACTTGCGGCCACGGTTATCTTGTCCTCTGCCGATAGAAACAAAGGTTTATCCATAGTAAACACAGACTCTGACGTTATAGTAGCCAAAGAATGAGAAGTAATAATTGTTGTCGTCGTATTGGGAGTTTTCTGGTATATTTTAATTGTAAAGGTTCTGGCACTGGCGTTAGCATTTGTCAGCATCAGGTTCTTTACAACTGCCGAATGGTTAGCAGGAACCTCATAACAATCTGTATCTGAAGTTCCTACTGATGTAAGGGATGTTTTAAATCTTGAACCTGCGTCTGGCAAAGGCATTATTTATTACCCCAGTCCAACACCTTCCGATGCATTTTCCAGAATACGTTGCCAACAGCGGTAAAGGGCTTGCCCATATAGAGCAAACCCCAACCGATGTATTTAGCCAAAGTACGTTTTAGGTTTGTTACGTTTGTTAACATTCTTTTTGTGAACTCCGGGTCTACGGATACGTTTACGGGAAACTTTCGTGCCAACTTTTTGCGCCATTACTTGCCGCGCTTTTTAGCGGCCATGCCACCACGCATCATCTTTTTCTTGGCTACACCGCCACGCATCATTTTCTTTTTAGCCGCTGTTTTCATCATGCCGCCGCCACGCATCTTTTTCTTCATTACCATTTCGTAATCTCCGTCTGTCAAGCACCAAGGCTTCATAGGTATCTTCTGGGAAGTTCATATAATAGTCCGACTTCTCCAGACTCAATGCCGCATCATCAAGAAGCGACAGCTTCTGCACGAACACCATGCAGTATTCCAAGTCAGGGTCACTGACCCCTTCTTCCAACAAGAAGTCCAGCCCAGCTTCCTCTGCGCTGTACTCCGGGTGGAACTGCATCAGGTGCATGTCAATGCCAGCCACTGATAGCAATTCATTCATGCCATCCACGAACCCATCAAGGTACGGCATGTCGATTACATTTTCTTCTGCCCACACTACAATATCATAGTCATGGGTGTCGAATATTCTGACGGCACGTATCAGCCCGTCAATGCCGGTATTAATACTGAACGTAACCTTATTATCCAGCCACGCCTGTTTTGCATAGGGGCAGGGCGGGAGTCCATTCAACTTTACATTTGGTACTTCAAGAAAGTTGTGCGACCAGTTGCGGATATCCCGCTCTACTCTATGCATTACTTCTTTTTGTTGGCTGCTGCCATTTTCTTGACCATGTTCTTTTGGGCAGGGGTCAAGTTATCAATGCTGGCCATAACCATGCCACCATTGCGGTAATCTTTACTACCAGTGCGAGGTTTTTTACCACCAACCGTCGCCATACCAACACCAATTGAAATAACAGGTACTTTCTTTTTCTTTTTAGCGGCACCGCCCTTATTAAAGTCAAGGCCGCCACGACCACCTACGCCCTCATCAATATCTTTGACGTTACGCTCTGTGGCACCCTGCATACCTTTAGGACCACCACTACGACGGCGAACACCTGTTCCACCAGCTTTAGTTGGTTCCAGTTCATCAATACGTGCCATGATTTCACGTGCGCGTGGACCAGCAAATCTTGCTTTAATATCCTGTATCAAAAGTTTTTGTTGATTTTCAGTCAGACGATTGAATGCCGCCTCGTTAATTTCACCTGTCTTGCGATTGATTGCGTTAGCAAAATCATCAGGCTCTTTTCTTTTCTTTCCTCGTGCAGTGGCAGATGCTTTTGCTCTTGCCCTACCCTCATCAACAACATCTTTTCTACGAAGAGCGGCTAGAGTTTCCAGTTCTCTTTTGGTGGCTGTACCTTCTCTTTTTTTCTTATCAAGGTCTGCCTTCATCTTAGCTGCTGCACGAGAGCCGGGGGTGCGTTGTTGCTGCAAGAAACCGGGGTCTTGTCCGCGAGTAACTCGACCCGCCTTACCCTTATCTACATCTACACCGCCCCTGACGTTACTTCCCGCCTTTGGGTCACGGGCCATACCTTCAGGCTCACTCTTACGACGAGTCTTTGGACGGTCCTTAAACTTTTTCTTCGCAGCTTCAATTCTTTCTTTTTGTGCTTTGGTTGCTTTTTTATCAAGATTGCCAAACATGGAACGCGCCGTGCGAATACCATTTTCTGCAATCTCCCTAATAAAACGCGACATCGACATTGGTTAATCTCCTACCATTTAACTTTGTGCGACCAGTATTTCGCGGACAGCTTCGTGGTCGGCTTACCTTGGGCATCGTGCCGCGCATAATACGACTTTTTACGTGCCTTATCCTTTGCTGTCTTAGGACTTTTGCCAGCACCTTTGACGCCCTGCTGGCCGAAGCGTATAAACTTGTACTTGCCACCTTCCGATGCCATCACGCAGTGAGACTTCGTTGGGTGATTAGGTGTCCTCTTGGGCTTGTTCACGCCTTTGAGTCCCTCCTCTTTCATTTTGTTTTTGACTCTTTCGGGAAGACTCATAGCTTCATACCTTCGGGCTTAGGCTCTGTACACTTGTAGTGAAACTGCATAGGTACAGGCAAAGTCATCTGCAGCGCTGTCACCATCTGATGCACACGCATCTTGCATTCAGCCTCTGTCTTGTACGGACCCCACTCGTCGGTGGCCTCAATACATTTGCTGGCATCTGTGCTGCCTATAGCACAGGCCAATACCATTGCTGTAAACATCATTCATTCCCTTCCGACCACCCTTCTGCCCTCATAGCATCTTCTACGTGCTTCAAAGAAAAAGAACGGCCATAGTGTGCTTCTACGGCCTGACGCACATAGAACACATCACTGTGGGGGATATGAAGTTTGTCAAGTGAGTTAGTACGGATAGCATCATAGAATGCTTCTAGTACATTGTCTGTGTATAGTTTTACAGATTTTTTCGCCATTGTCAAGAAAAAACTTTTATTAAGTGATACAGTTAAGTGAGTTTAACAAGAAAACTTAGTAGTCACTAAAGATGTACAATTAAGTAATTTATCTATTTAGAGTAATAAGACAGTTAACTGTACACCTTTAGTGTTTAGTTATACATAATTATACCAGATTTTACAGATCGTGTCAAGCCCCCCTTTAAAAATAAATATGGATTGCACAAAAAATAGGCAATTGCACAATGCTTGTGCATATACATACTGTCAGTTGCTACTGTGGTTAACACTGAATTTACCTGATCTGTGTGTTTCTGTGTATACATATCTAGCGCACCCCCCGGTGGCCCCTGCCCCACCGCGCCTGTGTGGCCGCAGAACTGCGCTGGCATGGCCTGCAGTGGAGAGCCAGCAACGACATATTGTTTCAAAGCTGGTGACAACATCAAGATGTTGTGTTTTGAGTGATCATCGACAGTTGTAGACAACTGTTATGGTATCAGTTGCCATGCTTCACCAGAGGTGAAAAGGTCAACGTCACAGATTTACAACAAGTTGTAATGCTCATCTACAAATCTACAACATCTTTGATGTTTCTCCAGTTAGTCCGACATCGGACCAGTCAACATCTTTGATGTTGCATTTTTGCCACACTACACCGCCAACCTCGCGCGCATGATGTTCTCACGCTGAACTTCGGAATAACTTGTTATTCCTGCAGTCACGCGGAACGGCAGGCACAGAGGATATGGCAAAGCCATTGGAGCCAATCAACTGCCACCACCAAAACTATCTCTCTATTTGTTTACGGTTTCACGGGATTACCCCTTGAACTTTAGTGAAAGGGGATAATCCCTTAGAAACCTACAAATAGGAGATAAGGATGCAACAGCAACCTTCCAAGAAGTCCTTCGCCACTCAGCTTGCTGAAGCCAACAACACTGTTCAAGCCAAAGGCTTAGTGCTGTCCCGTTGGGACAAATCACTTGTCAAAGCTGACAAGTCGAAGTTCAAGTCGCTGACCGTCAAAGACGGTTTCTGGTTTACCCTTGGTAAACTGCTGGCTGAGATTCTGGAAGAATCTGGCGGCAACCGGATGGACTCAGCTTTGCTGAAAGATGCCAACCTTCATACCGTTGCAAAGCAACGTCGGCAGGAAGCTCTGAAGTTCTTTCAGAACTTTGACTTCATCGTTGAAAACGATTTGCTTGGCAAGTTTGCTTCCATGAAAGCTCTGCTTTCAGAGGTAGCGAAGCTACAGAAGCCGAAGGCTGAAGTCACCGAAGGTGAAGATGAGCAGTTGCCATTTCCTGTTCCACAGGAATGGGTTGACGAGGCAAGGTCCGACAGCGGACCAAGCACCGAAGGTGAAACACAGTCAAAGACTGCCGAAGATATCGCCTTTGAAGCTATGCTTCAGTGTGATGCCAACGGCATCTCCTTTAAGGATTTGCTCCTTGCTCTGAAAGAGCAGCAGTCCCTTCTCAACAGCGAGGCAGCCTAACGGCTGTCTCCCTTTCTGGAGGTTATGATATGTATATCATCGGTTGTTTCTGGATGATGCTTTCAGCATCGGTCTGCAGTGTCTTTGCCTTCCTTCACTTGCTGGAGTATGGTACACCATTCATGGGAATGGTCCTGTTTGTCTGCGGCGTTTGCTTTGCCGGTGGCTGGGCCGCAATTGCAAAGGAGTTTTGTGATGGCTAAACGTGGTCAAATCGTAGATTTGGGAAAGCACAAGCCTTTAGGCTCATCGTGGCGTAGTGTGGACACTGCTGGCTACAGCAGGGTGTATGAGCCAGAAACTCGTCCAGAGTTTCGGTGCTATGTCACCGGCCAGCAGGCCAACATGCAGCAGGCATACGAGGATGCGCAAGCAATGGCGCTGCTCGACAGGATGATTGCCGATTGTGATTAGTATGTCTTACGTGTAAAGCACACTTGAACTTTAGTGAAAGTGTGTTTACACTTAGACAAACTTAACTGGTCCGACAGCGGACCAAGCAAATGGAGTTTAACATGACACAGCACGATTTCACCCTCATCCGTGACCTTCACAAAGAGGCACGTGGTCGCCGTCCGTCCTGCGATTGGGACGAGTGGTTTGCCGCTCTGCCGCTTGCTGAAAAGCAGGCAGTGTGGGATGGACTCGTGGCTGAGTCCGACCAGCGTGACGCCGAAGAGGCGCTTGCGGAGCAGCGTTGCTGCCGTGAGTTCCTTCGGGCTGTCCGTGCTGGCATCAGAGCCGGTGCGCCGTCTGTGGACGACTCGCTGTCATGGCTCTTTGGCTACCACATGCATGGCTGTAAGCCATACAGTGTTCAGGACATTGAACACTTTGTGTGGGAGCATGGCATCCTTCACACGCCGCTTGGCAAAGCGGTTATCCAGCGTCTCGACGCTATGACAGACTACAAGGAGATATGAGATGGTTCCTCATAACATCATCAAGCTACAGCTTCCCGATGGCAGGGAAGTGAGCATCATCCAGAACGGGCCTGACCGCAAAGGCTGTGCCTATGGTGACGCAGAACTTTTCACGTGCGAGGTGTACGTGGAAGGCGAAGAGTATCTTGGCGTGCAGGACGTGCGAGGATTCCTCACACTGCGTGACCTCATGCAATATCTCAACACTTTTACTGGTCCGACAGCGGACCAAGGAGTATCGGTATGACCGTCGAGTTCAACATGGAAATCGCTGTTCACAACATCATCGCTTGCCGTCGCCGTGCCAAGCCACAGGACGTGGCCGCAGGCATTGCGTGGTATGCCGAAGCATACGAGGAGTGCCGCCGCATTGCTGAGAACAATGGCATTGCCGTTCACATTGCCGTGGCTGTTGTAGCTGCGCTGTCGCCAAACAATCGCTGGTCTACCAATGTCAGCAACGCCGCTGACCTCATCCAAGCGTGGCGGGAACGCCGCCCGATGGATAGCGTGTCAGTCTGCACGTATGGCAAGATGAAGGAGAAGGCTTGGAGCATCCTGCAGAAAATGCCGATGCGCAATCACATTGTGAAGGAGATGCTCAATGGCCGCAAGATTGTGTGCTTCTACGAGAACATCATGGGCGAGGATACCTGCACCATCGACGGACATGCTCGTAACATTGCATACAACGAGCGGGTCAATCTGACCGACAACAAAACCAACATTGGCGTTAAAGAGTACGCCAATCTGCAAGAGGCATATCGCCAAGCTGCCAAGCGTTGCACTGTCAATGGCCGCAGGTTCAAAGCATATGAACTGCAGGCTGTGACATGGGTGACATGGAGAAAGCAGCACGGCATTGCCTAGAACTCTTACGTATATGTTACGTGTAATAACACTTGAACTTTAGTGAAAGTGTATTACACTTACATATACTAGATAGGTCCGACAGCGGACCAAGGAGACAGACAATGCGTATCAAGCCCGTCAATCCTGTAGCCAAGGCGATTGCACAAGGCAGACGCCGTACAGCTACACAAGTAGTCCCGCCCAAGAAGGGCAAGGGCAGTTACAACCGCAAGCAACAGGAGAAACCCAATGCGGAAGACAAATGAATTTGACCACGATTGGAACGACACAACAATCTTTGAGAAGCTGCCAGTGCGCAAGACTGCTGGCAAGTCAAAGCGTGATGATTGGAAGCGTGACCGCAAGGCGGCACGCAAAGCAAAGCGTATGACACAGGAGAGGAACTATGCTTAACGAGACAAATGTTCGTGTATATTGGAACTTGCACAAGCACTGCTGGTCAGTGCAGGACCGTAAGACAGGCAGGGTTGTCAGGCACGTAGAGGCTTGCACCCTTGCCGATGTGAAGTTCATCGTCCGTCCCGCCGGACGTGAGAAGGTGCGTCGTGAAGGCAAGAAGAATGTTCATGCCTTTGCTGCCGGTAGGTACAGCCTCAAGAATGGGCTTGCTGCCTA